CATTCTTATTGTTGGACCAACCGGCTGCGGCAAGACGCTAGCCGCACAAACTGTAGCTAAGGCTCTGGAACGTCCATACTTTTATTTCAATCTTGGAGCTACTCAAGATGCTCGTAGTGCTCTTATTGGTAATACTCATTATGATAAGAGCACTGGTACTTACTTTAATGAATCCGCATTCGTAAAGGCTATTAAGACTCCAAATGCTGTAATTTTGATGGATGAAGTTAGCCGTGCGCATCATGATGCTTGGAATGTGTTGATGACTGTTCTTGATGATCTTCAACGGTATTTGCGGTTGGATGAAAAGAAGGATAGTGAAGTTGTGCAAGTGGCTGAAGGTGTATGTTTGATTGGTACGGCTAACATTGGTAATGAATATACTTCTACCCGTGTTATGGATCGTGCTTTGATGAGTCGTTTTCCTGTCAAGTTGGAAATGAGTCCATTGTCTAAGGATGTTGAGTTTAATTATCTAAAGGATCGCTTCAATATTTCTGAAATTGAACATCTTTATATTTTGAATTCAATTGTTGAAATTGCGGTTCATACCCGTGATCAGATTAAGAGTGAGGATAGTAAATTGAGTAATTTTATTCCTACTCGTTCAACCGTTGAAATTTCAGAATTGATCTTGGATGGATTTAATTTGCTTGAAATTGCTGAGACTGCCATTTATCCTAATTTCACAGTGGAAGGTGGTATGGACAGTGAACGGACTTATGTGAAACAGTTGGTTCAAAAGTATATCAAGGTAGAATCCAAGAATAATCTGTTTTCAGATCCGCTTACTAAGTCTGAACAACCTCCGTTCTAATAAATAAACAAAACATTGCCTGTCAAAATATATGACTACTTATAGTGATTATTGGTTGGATGATGATTATCAAGATGATATTGATGATAGTTCATCTGTTAACTTCAATTTGATTAAACTGGCGGTATCCCGTCGTGCTGTAAGTAACTTCGTCAATATTTTGACAGGCAAATCTGTTCCTGTTTATTTTACTGATGACGGTGACAGTAACTGTACGGATGGTAAGACTGTTTATTTGTCTGCTGATATCTTGGACAAGGCAGATTTTGATCCTGCTGTAGGACTGGCTCTACATGAAGGTAGTCATGTTGTACTATCTGATTTTGATTTGGTTAAGAGTATTTGGACAAAAGTTCCAAGTGATATTTATTCATTAGCACAACCACTTCAAATCTCTAAAGATGATGTAGCTTCTTTGGTTAAGAATTGTCTTAACTATGTAGAAGACCGTTATATTGACTGGTATGTATATAATAATGCTCCGGGATATCGTGGTTATTATCAAGCATTATATGAAAAGTATTTTGATAGTGCAAAGATTGGTCTAATGTTGAAGAGTAATCTTTATCGTGTTCCATCTATTGAAAGTTATGAAACTCGTATCATTAACTTTACAAATGAAAACACTGATTTGGAATCATTGCCGGGTCTCCGTGAAATTGCTAAGATTATCAATCTTTCTAATATTCAACGGTTAACTACACCAAAGGATCGTTTGTATGTTGCGATGGAAGTTGCAAAGATTATTCTAACCAATATCACTGAATACAAACAAAAAGGTAAATCTACTGAACCAGGTGATGAATCTGGCGGAGATTCTTTGGGAGGAGAAAAAATAGAGTCTCCTGTTGGAGATAATACCAAGGGTGATGTAAAGAATGATATTGGACAAGATCCATCTGTATCTGTTAATAAAAATAAACTAATTAAGAAAGCGATTCAAAAGCAGAAGGATTTTTTGAGCGGTAATATTAAGAAAAAGAAAGTATCTAAGAAAGATAAAAAGATCCTTGACGCTATTGAACAGAGTGGAATGACTTTGGTTAAGAGTGGGACTGACTATATTAAGTCAGATGGTTATTATAGTGTAGATACAATTCTTGTTACCAAATTAAAAAAAGAGTTAATTGAGACAGATGTATTTCCTTTAAAGTATGCTGAATACAATCATTTTAATGGATCTTATACTAGTAAATCTGTAATTAATCCTAATGTATTAAAAGCAGTAAATGCAGGATTAGTAATGGGTGCCGCTCTTGGACGTAAGCTACAGATTCGTAGTGAGGTAAATACCACCAAGTATATGCGTAAACCTGTAGGCAAGATTGATCGTAGGATTTTATCAGAACTGTCTTTTGATAATGAAAATGTGTTTCATATTATGGATGTTTCTAAATATAAAAAATCTTATATTCATATCACTGTAGATGCTAGTTCAAGCATGAGAGGAGACAAATGGGAAAAGACTATGACAAGTGTAGTTGCTATTTGTAAGGCGGCTTCTATGATTGATAATCTACGGGTAACTGTATCATTCAGAACCACTTTTAGTACAAGTCGTTCACATAATGGATCAAATCCTTATGTTGTGATTGGATATGATTCATCAGTAGATAAAATTGGTAAGATTAAGTCGTTGTTTCCGTATTTGTATCCAAATGGAGCTACACCTGAAGGTCTTTCATTTGAAGCAATTATGAAACATTTGCCAAAGACTTCTATTGATACGGACTATTATTTTCTTAATTTCAGTGATGGTGAGCCCGCTATGAATTATACAACCAATAATGGTGACGCTGTAAATTATAGTCAAGAGTCTGCTGCTCTACATACCAAGAAACAGGTAGCTAAGATTGCTCATGAAGGATATTCTGTATTGAGTTATTTTATTAAGAGTGAAGGAATAAATAATCCAAAATCAATTGATTTGTTCAAGAAAATGTATGGCAAGAACGCATCGTTCATCAATCCAAGCAATCTTTTGCAAGTTGCCAAGACAATGAATCGGATGTTTCTTGAAAAAAGTCATTGACATCAAACAGGATATAATATAAAGTATTTATAAGGTTGAAGTTCAACCGCTAAACATAAACAAAAAATATAAAATATGAGTAATACTAAGAAGACAGACCGCAAGAATAAGACAAACCTAACTGTAACCTGGTTATCAGCTGATAAACATTTTACTATTGTTGATCTAATGAGTGTAAACAAGGAATTTATTCCCATTACACTTCGTGTACGTCTCAAGAACGCCATTGATGATGGAACTGTTGCTGAGATTGGCACAATTCATGGAGGTAAAGGCCGTCCAAAGTTGGCATTCGCAATGAATCCGGTGACTGAGAGTGTTCTTTCTGCCGCACGTCAAGCAGAGGTTGTACTTCATGATAAGTATAACACCGTCAAGGTACTTGACGTTACAATCAAATCTACTGAATCACATGTAGAATCAGAAGTTAAAGTGTCAAAGGCAACTGTTAATGCCTAAGAAGAAAACAACAACCAAAATGCCGTATGGTGACAATAATACTGTTGTCATTTACGGCATAATTTGTTTAAAGACAAAAAAACTGCTCAAAGTACATTTGAGTGAAAATGAAATTTGGTATGAATTTAATACGGGTATGTATGATGTAGATAAATACTCTGTGATTAAATTAGATGTTAAGTTGGAATAAGCATGTTCAAGATATTAGTCCAATCAGGGGCTAATATCATTTTTTCTTTTGAGTCTTTTGAATAGTAATAAAGTACAACATTAGGATTTGCCTTTTTAATATTTTTTACTATGCTAGTAACCATATTCCAACTTCCCCAATATATAGCTTCATCCATTTCACTATCAAATATACTAAATTTAATAGTAGACGTTTCAAAAACGTAAAAAACCGTTTCTTTTGGGTTGATTGTTTTATATTTCATGGTATATATAAGTAGTATGAGTAATCCATTTTTTGACACTGATGATTTTGATTTTGAATCTGAAAAACACAAGTTCATTAAAAATCTTGAATTTTTGAAATCTATGTCTGCTGAAGAACAGACCTTTTATAAGAAGTGGGTTGAAGTACAACAACTTACAAATTATATTAATAAATCTGGTGTATCTAAGGGTAAGATTTGGACTCCAACAGATATTAACAATCAAGAGTTAACAATTAAAGAAATTGAACAACTTAAACCAACAGTTGTTCATGTAGTGGATGATACAATTGATTCAGATTGGATCATGTTACGAACATTTTGTCATACTATGGAGTATGCACAAACACCAGGTAGATTTATCAAATTGCTTATTAGTGATGGAAATGAAAACAATCCACGGTATTTGGGTGTAGTTAGCATTTCAAGTGATGTTATTACCATCACTGATAGAGATAAATATATTGGTTGGACTGCTGAAAATAAACTAGAAGATAAGAAGTTGGTTTATAGTGCTATTGGTAGTTGTATCATGAGTACACAACCATTTGGTTATAATTTCTTGGGTGGTAAGTTGGTGGCTGCTTTGGTGACATCAAATGCAACCAGAAAAATTTGGAAAGATTTATACGGTCAGACTCTTGTAGGGATCACCACCACTTCACTTTATGGTAGTTACAGCATGTATAACAGTTTAAAATGGTGGCATAAGTGTGGATCTAGTACTGGTAAGATGACCATTAAGCCTGATGACAGCGTGTACAATACATGGCACCAATGGATTAAGGATAATAAAGCAGATGAATATAAGAAAGCCATGACACAAAAAGAAGGTGTTAATGGACCTGTTACTGGTGCAAAGAATCGTGTATTGAGTATGATTTTTCAATCACTTAATATTAAAACCTCTAATTATACACATGGATATGAACGTGGTGTTTATTACAGTTGTTTTTATGAGAACAGTAAAGAGTTTCTTCAGAACAAAATTGAAGAAGATCAATTGAAGATGAAAGAGTTGTTCAAGAGAGATTCTGACGCTATTATGGAATGGTGGAGACCAAAGGCTATTGAAAGGTATAAAAAACTAAAGAGTGAAGGAAATTTAAAACCAGATATTCTTTATTATAACAAAATGATTGGTATGTCTTATGAAGAGGCTAAAACCAATTTCTTTTCTGAAGTTGGACGTTGACATTTTATAATCCGCTGTTATAATAAAAAAGATGAAAAAATCTCTATGTTGTATTTCCTTGCAGTTGCAAGAAAAAGGTATCAAAGCAAACACCATGACAAAGACACGGTTTCTTGCTTTGGAACGTAAAAGTGCTGTTGACACTGTATCTAAACGTACACTAAACAACGTATCTACTACGGTACAAATTATTGCACTGTGTGCAAGTAAAGGGTGGAATTACCGTATCAGCAGTGATTTGTTTCCGTTGGCTACATTGCCAGAAGCAAATTTGTCATTTGATGTTCTTCCAGATAAAAATAAAATTTATGAAATGTTTAAACTTGGTTCAGAAATTATTACAAAAAATAAAGTACGGTGTTCTACTCATCCAGACCAATTTGTGGTACCCGCTTCTGCTAGCGCATCAGTTGTTGCGAAATCTATTGTAGAACTAAAAAATCATGCTGGTATTATGGATTTGTTTGGTCTACCGCAATCATATGAATCACCAATTAATATTCATATGAATTGTTATAAAGGTGGTACTAAAGATATAGCTAAACGGTTCATTGATGTATACAATGATTTACCTGTTAATGTAAAGTCTCGTTTGGTACTTGAGAATGAAGACAAACCTAACAGTTGGAAAGTAGATGAATTGTATGATTTAATTTATTTAAATACTGGTATTCCCATCACGCATGACAATCTTCATTTTCGTTGTAACCCAGGCAAATTATCTGCTAAAGAAGCGGTAAAGTTGTCTATGTCTACTTGGGGTAAGTATCGGCCACTTTTTCATTTTAGTGACAATGATCTTACCAATAAAAATCCACGTGCGCATGGTGACTATGTACGCAGTATTCCTGAAGAATATGTAGGTGTAGATGATGTTGACTTTGAATTTGAATTCAAGGCTAAGGATTATGCTTTGGAACGGTTTGAAAAAGATTTCAAACTTTGATTGAAAAATGTGTTGACAAAATGATGATACTAGTGTAAAGTAATTTCAAGTTGGTGATATACTAACGAAACAAAAATAAATAAAACAAAAATAAAAAATATGGTTACACGTAAAAATACAAAAAACAAGACTACATTCGCTTATAACAAGGTTCAAGGTCTAGAGGCCTTTGCTTCCGCCCCATTCAAGGGTGTCAAGAGTGTAGGTAAGATGCTTTCCATTCGAAGTGGTTCAAAGCGTATTGATCTAAATGGTCGTCAAATCAACGCACTAAAGAGCGTATTGGCTGAAGTTACTGCCTAATGTAGGCACTATAAGACAATGAGTATTAAAAAACTAACTTTAGTAATTATTATTGCAAGTATTACAATACCATTGTCTTTTTATTCTAATATTATAACGCCACTTACTATTTTAGTAGTGGCGTTATACTGTTTATATTTAGAAAATAAAATCAAGAAAACACTTGATTTGAGTAAGAATTTAGAGGAGACTGTAACTAAGTTGACAAATGATGTAAATACATTATTTGCAAACGAAAAACATCTGTTGACTATCATCAATTCACTAAGAGCTAGAATTAATAATTTTTATGGGAAGACCGCAAAAAAACAAGACCCTTCAATCAGTGAAAAACTCAGAAACATCGAAAGAAGAGAAAAAGATCTTAGTGAAGAGTAAGGGGTTATTTGATCACATCAATCATATCAGAGAAGTAAAGTCTACTGATTATTATGATAAACTTACAGTAGAAGAAAAGAAATCTTTCAATAAATATGTATTATTGATGGGATTGAGCATGGATCAGTCTTGTATTGAAGAGATTTCGTATATTTCTAAATATTTTGATTCTATGCCAGATAGATTGTTTTATACGGTTTGTTGTGATGTAGTTCCACATGGACGTAAGTTTTGTAAGTGGATCAAGGCTAATAAGCAATCTCTCAATAAAGAATTAATTCAGTTAATTGCTAAACATTATCAAATAAGCAAGTCAGATGCATATGACTATTGTATTATGATGATTAAAAATGAAAAAGGATTGACAGATTTGGTTGAGGTATGTAAGTTATATGGCAAAACTGAAAAAGAATTAGAGAAACTATTTGATAATGACTAAAAAATATATTGGTGTATCTGGTGTTGCCCGTAGTGGCAAAAATTTGTTTTGTGACATTGCAATTAAACAATTGTCACAAAAAGGTGTTAAAGCGAAGCAATATGCATTGGCTTATTATCTTAAAAAAGATTGTGAAGAGTTTATCAGAACAAAGTTAGAATTGGATGTTTTTACTGAGAAGACTGAAGATAAGACTATTTTTAGAGAAATGTTGGTATGGTATGGTGGAGTTAAGAGAAAACAAACAGAAGGTACATATTGGACATCTATGCTTCAGAAAGATATGGAATCAGATAATAATGAAGTTATTTTTGTATCTGATATTAGATATGATCAATATCCAAAAGATGAAGTATATTGGATCAAAGAAGTTTTAGGTGGTAAATTAGTTCATGTAAACAAATACACATATAATGATTGGGATGAACGTGTGTTTACAGAACCACCAAATGAACATGAAAAAATTAATGATCCTCTTGTTAAACTTAAGAGTGACTATCAATTACAATGGAAACAGTCTGATATTAAAGACGGATTAATAATTGATAATGCATATTTAAATTTATGCGTTAAGGATGTTTTAAAATTGTTACTTGATTAGAGTAAGAATAACTGATCCACCATCATAAAACACAACGGTATTATCAGTTGTGTTTTTAAATATTTCATGTTTTATTGATGCGATATCATTTAAAACATTTCTTTTGTATAGATCATGACATTCTCTGTACTTGTTTGATTTTTCATTTGATTTACAATTACATATACGATTATAGTTATCTACACAATCAAGAAATACATTTAAGTTTGAGTTAAATGATTGTAGATTTGATGTTTTGACTAAATAATAGAAATCAGTAACGTTGCTTATATTCATGGTGATAACTTAGTAAATACAAAATATATCAATAATGATAGTATATATATTATTGGTATATAAATAAATTGATAATTAAAAACAATTGTAAACAGTAAAGTTATCCAAAAATTAAAACATAATGGACATGTAATAAGTCTGATTAGGAAACTGTTGTATTTTTTTAGTAAGAATGAATGGTATGTTAGACTAAAGTCATTATTTTTTTCAAGTTCATATTCTTTGATCTTGAATAAATTGCCTGTGAATTTTAGATATTCAATGAACACATCTGTATTAAACCAGATAACCAACAAAAACGTATTTAAAAAAATTATTTGAATCATAAATTGTGTATTTATCTATAAATATAAGAGTTATATGAAAGGAATTATTTTATCTGGAGGAACTGGTAGTAGATTATATCCTCTTACAATGACAAGTAATAAACAATTATTACCAGTGTATGATAAACCAATGATCTACTATCCACTATCTACAATGATAACATGTGGTATAAGAGAATTTTGTATTATTAGTACACCAGAATATTTGCCTTTGTATGAGAAATTATTTGGTGACGGTAAACATTTAGGATTGGAGATTTGTTATAAAGTTCAATATAAACCAAGGGGTATTGCTGAAGCATTTATTATTGCAGAGGATTTTATTCAGAATGATTCAGTTGGATTGATATTAGGAGACAATATTTTTCATGGGATGGCTAGGATGAAACCATCATTGGATGGTGCAATTGTATTTGCATATCAAGTAAATGATCCTGGTGCATATGGTGTTGTAGAATTTGATGATGATGGACAAGCAATTTCAATTGAAGAGAAACCTACCAATCCAAAAAGTACGTATGCTGTTCCTGGTTTATATTTTTATGATAATAAAGTAGTAAAACTTGCAAAGTCATTGAAACCATCTTCTAGAGGTGAATTAGAAATAACTGATTTAAATAGAATTTATTTGGAACAAAAAAAATTGACTGTAATACAATTTCCTAGAGGAACAGTTTGGTTAGATGCCGGTACGCCTGGATCTTTATATCAAAGTGGTGCTTATGTACAGACAATTCAAGAAAGACAAGGCATTAAAATTGGATGTATTGAGGAAGATTGTTATAAAAAGAAATTTATTAATAAACAACAACTATCTAATATAGTTGACAAAATGCCTAAAAGTGAATATAAACAATACTTGGAAAAACTATTATGATTATACTATTTGGATCGACTGGATATATTGGTAGTGAATTTAAACACCAATTAGAACAAAAACAAATTGAATTTAAATGTTGGGCAGATACAGCAAACACAACATTTTATGATTTAGAAAAATGGTATGCGGAAGCAGGATATCCAATCATTGATGCGGTAATTAATGCGGCTGGATATACTGGTAAACCAAATGTAGATGCGTGTGAATTGGATAAAGAATCTACAATTCATGGTAATATTGTTTGGCCTCAAATTTTGACTGATTGGTGTATGTTGAATGATATTCAACTTGGTCATGTATCTAGTGGATGTATATATTCAGGAAGAAGGGTAGATGGAGAACCATTTACAGAAGAAGATGTGCCAAATTTCTCATTTGTACAAAATAATTGTAGTTTTTATAGTGGAACAAAAGCAATTGCTGAAAAGATAGTATCAAAATGGAATAAGAATTATATATGGAGATTAAGAATTCCATTTGAAGAAAACAATAATTCACGTAATTATATTAGTAAAATGTTGAAATATGATAAATTATTACAAGCAGAAAATTCAATTAGTAATAAACAAGAATTTGTAAGTGCTTGTATACAAACATTTGTTAATAAAGTTCCATTTGGAATTTATAATGTAACAAACACAGGATATATAACAACTGATTTTTTGGTTGAAAAGTTAAAAGTGACTATTGCAAAAGATAGAAACTTTACATTAATTGATGAAGAAACTTTGTATAAAAATTATGCAAAAACTCCACGGTCTAATTGTGTTATGAGTAACAGTAAGTTGTTAGAAACGGGAATTACAATGAAAACTGTTGAAGAATCAATTGATTATTGTTTGAATAATTGGAAATAATTCTTATAAAAATTCAAGGTTAATATTTAAATCTGGATTTTTAACAATAACGTTTTCATACAGTCTGTTTTGTATATTACAGACTGTAACTTTGATATTATCTAATAAAGAAAATTCACCGGAACTTCCTTCTGAGAGTGAATTGTTTAATATTTCTTGTATATTAAATAAACAGTTTGTCATATTTTGATCTAATAAACTTAGATCAACATCAATAATTACGTCATCATTTTTAATTTTATTTGATGTAAAAATGTCTTCAAACTCCCATGTTCTATGATTTTTCTTATAATCTATCCATTGATCTGTCTGTATGCCTAATAAAATATTTGCGGGATCTTGAAACTTTGAATATTCTGTTTTTAATATATTATATGAGTTTATATCATCAACACTTATTTTATTAAATAGAAAGTAATTTTCTAAGATAAATGACTCTTTATTTTTTGAATTTTTAAAATTAATTGAAACGTTGTATTTATAGTCTGATTCATTATGATTTACATCATGTTTAAAAACTCTCCATTTTCTTAGAAATTTTTTATATTCAATTGAATCTGCTATATTTTGTGTTTTGATTCTATCTTGATTTTGCTGTTTCCACCATTCCATTCCTCTTGAAGACGTACAGGTAAAATGATAAACAATTGCGTTCCAGTCTTGTTTAAATTTCATACCGTTCAGACACAGTCTATATAATATATCTGAATCTTCTCTGGATCTTCTAAACAAAGTATCATGTCCTCCTATTTCTATCCATTTTTTTCTATATAATGTAAATGGTGCAAACCAGTAATCAGTTAGTTTGTTTTCTTTTTTACTATTGGAAAATGTCTGAAATGATTCAAAATTAAATTTTGACGGGTCTAATCCAAAATCATATGTAATTTTTTCTGATGAAGGAGGATGTAATGGAGGTTCTATTCTGGTACTTGAAATTACAGTATTTTCATCTAAATTTTTTGTGATATCCAAATCATAATTTTTTGAAATTACCATATCAGACTGTAAATAAGAAACAATATCAGTCTTTGCCATTTCAAACATTAAATTTATGTTTCTTTGATAACCAACTGGTATACTACTTGTATTTTTAACTATGGTAAGATTTTTGAATTTTAATTTTTGAGTTTTTAACCATTCAGTAGTATTTTGATTGTCACTGTCAACAAACACAATAATATCATGATTTTTATTATGTAAGTTAATATCAAGTGATTTGAATAGTAACTTGATGTGATTTATTTCATTTTTTGCAGTATTAATGCAAAACGTTATATTTGATGCGTTCATAACATTCTTTTATTCCAAATTCAAGACCTTTCAATTCTAATCCTAAAGAATTTAATTTTTCTCCATTTCCTGTATAACTTGGTCCGGATATTTTATTCTCTACATTAATATCTACTTTATATGATGACAATTCATTAATTATATTTGCTATATCACTTAATTTATATTTTTTCAAATATGACATATTAATATCTGTATAACACGTCACCGGTATTGTTAGAAAATGTTCTATAACATTCAATAAATCATTCATATATAAGAAATCCATATATCTATCTTGATGTATAACAATTGGTTTTTTATTGATGTAACTGTTAATATTGTTCTTTATAAATCTAGTAGACAATTCATTGTGATAAAAACATCCAAATAGTCTAAGATTCAATACTACAGGACAATAAGTAGATAATTTTGAAATTATGTTTTTAGATAAACCGTAAAAATCCGTGGGAATAACGTTAAATATTTCACGTTCATTAATATTTGATATATTTTGTTTTCTATCATACTCTGCACCAGAACCAAAATTGATGAACATTTTATATCTATGATTGAATTTGATTAAATTTTCATACATCAATATATTTCTATAAAATGTTTCATACGTATCATGTTCTAATCTATTACCACCATCAATTGCACAATGTATTACTGTATCTATTTGATTTTCATCTATATATCGTTCAATGTTATCTAATGAATATAGATCTATAGTATTTCTGTTGCCTTTAAACAATTTATAATTAACATTATTAGATAAAAATTTTATGATATTAGATCCAATAAAACCATTTGATCCTGTTATTAATATGTTCATACTTTAATTTTATAATTCATTTGATATAAAGATTCTGTCTGATCCGTGTGTGTCAACTAATTTATAATTTAGTTTATTTAATAAATTTAAAATATTTTCAGAATTGGTATTGTATCTATTTAACCATTTTTCACAAAATTCTATACATAAAACTGGTTTGAATTTTTTTATAGTTTCTATTGCACCTAATAATGCATTAAATTCATATCCTTCAACATCTAACTGTATTAGATTACAGTCTGTTAAGTTTAAATTGTCTAATATTATTGTAGGAATAAAACCGGTACCGTTTACATGGACTCCTCCGATATCATGTAATCTTTCAGGTCTAATTAACTGTGATACATTTACTGTATTTGATTCATTTCCAAGACAACACTGCATTTTTATTACATTGGTTGAAATTACATTTTGATTCAAACAATAAAAATTTACAGGATCAGGTTCAAATGTATAAATTATATTAAAATGAGATATAAATGTACTTAATAAAAACCCACAATTTCCTCCTGCTTGAACCATAACATTTTTATTTTTAATATATGGTAATATATGATTTGATAAATCTTTTAATTCATTTTGACCTTTCCAGGAATTTTCATCTATTATAGGCCACACCCATTTTTCATCTTTTAATGTTATTTTGTCTTTCATAAAATTTTATTGTTCTTGACAATCCATCTTCAATATCTATTAATTTATATATGTTTGATAATTTTTTTATTTTTGTATTGTCACCGCATAAAAAATTACTATTATCTTTTCTATTCAAATTTTTATCAAATATAATTTCTGATTTACTATTTGTTAATCTATATAATGTGTTAATAATATCTTTTAATTTATATTGATTGCCGGAACAAATATTATAAACACCATGTTCATCAGATGATATTAAGCTATATACAAAATTTACAAAATCATCAATATAAAGATAATCTAATGTTGCACTACATTCGTTTAAATGAATCATTTCATTTTTTAATAATTTAGTTATTAAAGTGGGGATCAATCTTGTTGATACATCATTTGGTCCGTATGTATAACACGGGCGTATCCATTTCCAATTTATATCATTTTGTTTACAATATAATTCACTATATTGTTTAAATGTAAATTTTGATATTCCATACAAACTATTTGGTTTTTCAAAATATTCTTCCGTAATTGGTGTATTATAATCTCCGTATTCAGCAAAACTACCAGCTCCTATGATTTTTGGTTTGTGTTTAAATTTACTTATCAATGTTAAAAACTTTATATGGTCCGGCAGATTTTTGTAAAATTGATCTATACTATTTATATCTTTATAGTTATTTGCACCATTCCATCCCAATAATAATATTACATCCGGCAAAAAACATTCAATTTCATCTATATGTTTATGAATTGTATCTATATAAGATGGAATAAATTTATATTTATTGTGCTCAAATTGGATATTATTGTTATGTTTTGACGTTATTAATATATGATGATTTGTATCAATTAATTTTTTTGTAATATTTGACCCTAAAAAACCGTTTCCACCTGTAATTAATACATTCATATTTTAGTATTTGTATTTTTAATATTTTCCGCAATTTGTAAAATTAAATCTTCTTGACCAGCAACTAATTTACGGTTTCCTAATTCAAAAATTAAAGAACTGTATTCAATTCCATGTAACTGAGATGCTTTGATAATTGGTTTTTCAAATCCGGAGAAGATTTTATTTAATCCTGTTAAGACATTAATTGGAGCGCTAATAGGTGCGGTGTCAATAAGATAATTCATTACTGAATCTGCTTCCATAACAAGTTTGTTGAAATTGATATCAGTATCATATCCATATTTTGTAAATACAGGTACTATAATTTCTAGTTGTGTATTTCCAGCACCAGCTCCAAATCCACGAATGCATGCGTCAATTATTGTTGCTCCTGAATTTGCTGCCATAATAGAATTGATCACTGCCATATTAAGATTATTATGTCCATGAAATCCTATTTCTATTGGTAGATTATCTTTTAATAGTTTAATTCTACTAGTTACTTCAAATGGAAGGTATGTTCCTGTAGAATCCATGATTATAATTGCATCTGCGCCATATGAATACATTTTTGTTGCTTCTTTTAACAATGTGAATTCATCTGCTAAAGCAGACATCATCAAGACTCCATATACCGTTTTATTGTTGGTCTTTAGATGTTCAATGTGTGTCTTTGTGATAGTAGCTTCAGTACAGTGTGACGCTACTCTAAATATATCAACTCCCAAATCAATTGCGGGTTGAATGTTATTTTTTATTGTAGAAATTCCTGGTATGCTGTGTACACACAGTTTTGTATTTTTTAAAATTCCTCTTGCAACTGATATCATTTCTTCATCTGTATGAGATGATTCTCCAATTAATAATGAGGATGCTCCTAAACCATTACCATGACCAACTTCAACAATAGGAATATTAGCAGATTCAGCAAATTCACAATATCTTTTGATTTGCGTCAATGAAATTTTATGTTTTGCAGCATGATTTCCATCTCTTAGTGTATGATCACTTATTGTTATTTTTTTCATTGTAATTTCTCTGTTATTTTTAATGCAGCACAATTAATGATATCCAAATTTCCTGCATATGAAGGTAAGTAATCACCACTACCTTTTATTTTTATGCTTATAATAAGGATGTCATCATTTAGTATAGGTAATGACGTTAATTCATAATGAGGAACATAAGTGTTTATATTTTTTATTTTTTTATCAAATTCTCCAATCAAATTGGTCATATCAATGTTTTTGTATTTTAAAAACATTGTTGTTTGCATATCAACACACGGTTCAGCAGGATTTAAATTAATTATCACTTTACATTTTTTTGCTTTTGTAAATTTTATAATTGCCTTTTCTGTTGTATGAACGTATTCATCAATATTAATTCTTGTTGCCATACCAGCACTTTTACTTGCTATCTGTGAAACTATTTCAACATATTCTAAACTATCACAATGTTGAGAAACTAAGTGTAACAATGGTATTGATGCTTGACCTCCACATGTGATCATATTTACATTGTTATTTGTAATAATTAAATCATCATTAATTGATGGAACACATAGTTCACCTATTTTTGCAGGAGTTAAATCTATTGTTTTAATGTTTTGTGAAGAAAACACTTTATAGTTTTCTATTGCTGAAAATGCATCTGTACAATCAAAGACCAAATCACAATACTTTGGATTGTTTATAAAAAAATCTATACCATCAATAGATGTTTTTATTCCCAATGATTTTGCTCTTTGAATACCATCAGAAGATTCTCTACGACCAATAAATGCTATTGGTTCAATTATATTAGAACGTGTACTTTTAATAAGTAAATCTGTACCAATATTGCCTGTTCCTATTATAGCCGCTTTTAGTTTCATCTTTGAATTAATTTTGATTTATCATTTACTCCTGAAATCATATTTTTTTCAATTTCATCATATGGTAACAATGGAGACATTTCTTCAATTGGTGGTGCAAAAATTGTATTGTCTACTTTTTTAATACCTTTAACTTTAGGTACAAAATCTTGTTCAGGATCCATAAAAACTTCACACACAGATGGACCTTTTGAATTTAAAAAGTTATTAATTTTATTTGTATAATCATCCCATGTTTTAATTGAATAATATGGAAATTCAAATGAATTTGATAACTTTTCAAAGTTTGGCAGTGATAAACCGCTGTCAGAATTTACACCATTATAAGCACCGTTAAACAACATTTTTTGTGTGTGTTTAATCATCAAATATCCATCATTATTAAAAATTACAATTTTTATTGGTAAATTATGATGTTTAATAGTTTGCAACTCTTGTAGGTTCATCATAATACCACCGTCACAATTTAAACATATAACATTTTTGTTAGTATCAGTAAATGAAGCACCAATTGCTCCTGGCAATCCATATCCCATTTCACCCAATCCTAATGAGGTGAACATAGTTTGATTTTCTTTTAATTTGATACTATAATGTCCGCTTAATAATGCAGTACCCATATCAGTAACAATAATATCATTATCATTTAATTCATCACTCAATCTATCTATGAATTTATATGAATTGATGTATACAAGATGATCATGTTCTGGTAATAATTTTGGATATGAATTTCTCATTTTCTCACAATAAGATAACCATTCTGATTTTTCTTCTATAGAATCTGAGGAATTTAACAATGATGTTATTAACTCTTTTGTATCACAACTAATTACTTTACTGTGTCTATGTTTGTTTGCTTCTGATATATCAATATCATTAATGATTAATTCTGCTTTACTTGCAAAATCATTTAAATCATAACCAGTTTGCAATAGAGATAATCTACTCCCTAGAACAACTACTAAATCTGCATTTTGTACTATAAAATTAGATGATCTTTGACCCATTACACCGGATCTTCCAAAATTAAAAGGATTTAGTTCTGACAATAAATCAATAGCAGACCATGACAATAACACGGGAATCTTTAACTTAGAAACTAATTGTCTAAATTCATTTTTAGAATTTGATATTCCAACTCCATGTCCTGCAATTAATACTGGACGTTTGCTTGTCTTTAACTTTGTAAGTAAATATTGAATATCTTCTGATATAGAAGATGATTCAATTGGTACATTTTTAATTTGATTCCAAGGTCTTAATTCAGTTTTTTTAGATTGGGTATCAAATGGAATATCTAACCATACAGGTCCTGGCCGACCACTAATACTTGTTTTTAGTGATGTTTCTAATTCTGTTTGAATATCATCATTTGCAGTAACTGTTTTTGCATATTTAGTTACTTTTCTAACCATTTCTGGAGAATCATATCCTTGAATACCATACATACGCAGATGTTTATGCATAGTCATGTATTTATTTTGTTCTTGTCCAGAAATAATCAATCCAGGAATTGAATCCGCCCAGTTACTAATAACACCGGTAATTGCATTAGAACTACCAGCTCCTGCAGTTACTATTGCAGCTGATATTTTACCAGATGCACGGAAATAAGCGCCCATTGCCATTACTGCGCTTTGTTCATGATGAACATATATAATAGTAGTATAACCCAATTTATTTATTGAATCAAATATATAAGAATTTGCAGATCCTATAATTCCAAAAACATATTTAATTTGATTGTGTTTTAGAAAATCTGCGATTATATCACTATTTTTTATATCCATAGTTTTGTATTTATATTACCAAACGAAGTTATGTTTGTAAAATTCAACTATTGGTTTGATTTCTATGTCAAAATGACATTGTGGTGACCATCCCAATGAACGTAATTTACTATCATTTAATGCATATCTTACATCTTGTCCAACACGTTGTACAGAAAAATCTAAATATTTTTCTTTATAGTCAGATGGTAATTCACCTAAATATTCTTTGATAATTTTTTCTACAGTTGTTATATTAGATTGTTCAAATCCACCAGCAATATTAAAAATTTCATTTTTTGCATCATTGTTAATAATTGTAATTATACCATCTGCAGTATCTTTTGCATGTAACCAATTTCTTACTGGTGTACCATTATTGTGAAGAGGAATCTTTCTTCCTAATTGCATGAATTTACATGATTTTGGAATTAACTTTTCTACGTATTGTCCAACACCATAGTTATTTGTAGGTCTGACAATTACATATGGCAAATCATATGTTCTTCCCCAAGCAATTATTAATTGATCTGCAGCTGCTTTTGTGGCACTATATGGATTGCTTGGTTTTAGAATATCAGTTTCAATATGTTCTCCTTCAATTACATCTCCATATACTTCATCAGTACTGAAATGAATTAAAGTTGGAGTAATATATCCCTCTTTTTTGTATATTTTTAATAATTCTAATATGTTATATACACCATCAATATTTGAGTGTATAAAATCATCACTTTTACGGATTGAATTATCAACATGAGTTTCAGCTGCAACATTAATGAAATAGTCACAGTCTACTAATCTTTCAATATTACAAATATCTAATTTTTCAAAATTAAAACGAGGATTTTTGTTGAATTCTTCTAGTAAATCAACTCTGGCAGCATAAGTAATTTTATCAATTCCTTTTACATACCATCCTTGGTCTAAACATGCTTTTGTGACATATGATCCTATAAATCCTAAGCATCCGGTAATATATACAATTTTTTTATTTGACATAATAGTTTGTGTATATACGTATATACATATATATTTGAAATTTATTTATATTTTTTAAACCTATTGATTTAATTACAGAAAATTATTTATTTTCAAGTATTCATCCATTTTTTCTAAAAATTGTATAGGTTTTCCTTTTCCTCTTGTATGACCAATAAAATGGGAAATTTTGGATTTCATACAACATCCCCAACCATTCAATTCATCTTCTGAATTCAATGTTCCTAAAATTGGATGACTACCAAAATTTGGTGCTACATAACATGTAAGTGGATCTAAAATATGAGGATCTTTTTTAGATTTAATTATATTCATATTTGATAAAAATGATTGTTGTTGTGTATCATTTACAAACCGTCTGTGATCCCATATCTCATTTCCATTTGAATCAATAATTCCATCATAATTGAACATATTTATCATCAATTCAAATCTATCTTTTGATAGAAAGTCATCAAATATAGATAAATCTACACCTTGAAAACCAGCATTAAATCCATGTATATCTGGGTTTCTTTTTTTATAAAGAGTTACTGCTTCAGGTCCGTACATTTCTAAAATTTTTTTAATTAATACTTTATCACAATTACAATTGAATGGTTCAGTGATTAAAACTGAAGTTTTTTCTTTCATCAATTTTATAATATCAACTAAATCATAATTAATTAAAATATCATCATCATAAATTAAACAATAATCATACAATTTAACTCGTCTCAAATAATGCATCATTAATATTTGATATATAGGGAAATATTTAGAACATTTTAGTGTCACAGTCGGTTCATCATAATCATATGCAGACATCCAATAATCTCTGAAAAATTCTTTATTATATGATGTTAAATTAAATCCATAATTATCTATTAAATCTTCCCACTTTTTATCATTTTTCATACCAAGCTCATTTTCAGTGTCCCATAATGTATGAAAATTAACATCAATGGAATCATCAAATGATTTTATTTTATTGTAAATTTGATGCAATGCAAAAAAAGACTGTTTATTTTTTGCACGGAACATATTCAATATTACGATTTTATTCATGTTATATGGTTTTAGTAAAGTTTGATAGAGTTTCTTTTATATACTCAATTTGTTCAGATGTAATTACCGGACTCGTTCCTAAAAAGAAAGTATCTGTAGTAATTTTTCTTGCAATTGGATATTTAGCAATAACTTCATTTTTATCAATTAATCCGTTATATGCTGGTTGTAACATTATGTTTCCAGCAAAATAAGGACGAGTTTGAATTTTCTTGGTTTCAAAGAAATCAACTATATTTTTTCTTTTAAATGGTGCTTCATTTTTAATTGTTATTGCAAATGCAAACCAACTTGGATCTGCATGTTCAGTTGCCTTTGGTATAATAAAGAAATCTTCATATTCTTTAAAAATATTTACTAATTTTGAATGATTTTCTTTTCTTCTACGATGAATTTCTGGCAATTTCTTAATTTGTTCAAGCCCAATAGATGCTTGTAGTTCAATTGGTTTTAAATTATAACCAATTTCATCATATACATACTTATGATCAAATACTTCATCTGGCAGTTCAGGTAACCAATTTGAAAATCTAGTGCCACAACTACCATTTTTTAGTAGACCTGCTTTTTTACCAACACAATAACATCCACGTCCCCATTCACGGAAACTTCGTGCAATAATTTCTTGTATTTTAGTATTACATATAACAAATCCTCCCTCACCCATTGTCATATGATGTGCGGGATAAAAACTACAACTAGCTAATTCACCAAAACTACCTAATGGAATACCATTATAGGTTGAACCAAGCGCATCACAACAATCTTCCAATAGAATTAAATTGTATTGTTTGATGATTTCCATCAAACGGTTCATGTTTGGTGGGTTGCCTAGTACATGTGCAAATGTAATGACTTTTGCGCCTTTTTTAGCCTCTTCTTCAACTTGATCTAAATTTAGATTGAGAGTATCTACATCAATATCAACAAACGCAGGTTCAAATCCAACTTGAAAAATAGGATTTAAAGTGGTAGGAAATCCCGCAATTGGTGTTATTACTTTAGTTCCTTTTGGTAAATTGTATAAACGTTTGGACGTTAATACTGACATCATTATCAAATTTGAACTACTTCCACTATTGGTTAAAATGCCATATTCTTTATTGAATTGTTTTGGAAATATATTTTCAAAGTTTAATGCATCTTGACCCATTACTAACCACTCATTTAAAAGAGATTTTATTGCTGATACATACTCTTTTGAGTCAAAAAAAGGACCGGCATATTGTACCCAATCTTCTCCTGGTTTCCATGTTTTTGATTTATGTTTATTTTTGATGTAAGAATCAATATCTTCTAATATTTTATTTAAATTTTCATCCATAATTATGTAAGTTCTATAACTAAATCTTCTATTTTATACTGCCCTTTTTCTGCATCTTTTACAATATATTGCAATTTACTGATATAGTCAACATTTATATTTTGATTTTCATTGATATAACATATAAAATCATACGGCCCATTTTCTATAAATTTATCTTTTAATATGAATTTTGTATTTAATTGTTCTTTTTCTATATACTGATTAATTAAATCTGAATTGTTTGTAACAATTGTATCAAAAAATGGTTCTAAATGATATAGTAATTTTATATTTGAAGAGTTTAGTATTAGTTTACATCTTGATTTTTTATAACAAACATCATCATTATTAAACGCTTGGATTACAGGCCACGGAACATGCCATTTTCTTAGAAAATTTCTAATGCCAAAATCTAATTTTTTATTTTTAAATTCATCTGAAAATTTAGATGTGCTACTTGGTAAATGATATACTAAACTATCTAATACCAATACAAATTTGTTTCCGTTAAGTATAAGTTTATGAATTAAATCAGAATCTTCACTGAAGTGCGGGTAAAATAAAGGATCAAATCCATTTAATTTTCTAACTTCTTCTATTGGACCGCACATAAAAAATCCACCACCATATGAAATTGTTTTATTATTTTTATTACAAAAGTCTTTTGAAAATTTATAAAATTCATCAAGTTTTAATGTTTTGTAATCAGTTCCAAAATTTTTAATGGGTTTACCAATTGAATCAGAACTATGAAATATTGGCGGTTCACATGTAGAAAAACACGCAAATGTATTATGTTCTTCAAGATTTTTTACTAGATTTTCCAAAAAATTTTCAGATACAAATGTATCATCATGGAAAAAACAGAATAGATTTGTAGGACATAATTCAATTCCCTTATTGTATGCTCCAGCAAAATTCAATCTGGTATCTGATAGATGTAGTATGATTTTATCATCTGTTTTTTGTAAATTACTTAAAAAATCATGAGTATCATCTGTTGAGTTATCTGATACAAAAACAATGTAATTTTCTTTATAAAATGATCTGATATTGTAATATACTATCTTCAACCGTTCACAACTGTTTCTAGTTGAGATTAAAAAGGATATATCAGTTATTTCTGGCATATAGATATAAAATTATTTATTTCAGTTGTATTATTTTTGTATTCTTGGATTTTGTCAAGCAAAATCTTTCTTGTAGAATTAGCATGTGCAATTTCACTGTCTATATTTCCATATGCAACTCCATATCTACATATCTCAGGAGATTTTTCTGTCCATTCATTTTTTGTATATTTACTAGGAACAATAATAGAAGTACACCCGCACATAGCTGCTTGGACACTTAAAAATGTAGTATCATCATAACTGTAAAATGTATCTGTAGTATTGAATAAATGAATCAATAATTCATAATTACCAGCATCATTCCATTTTATCTCAATACTATTAGGTGGATGAATAAATTTTGGATTTTCACATTTTCTTATTGCATAACATGAACCTTTTCTTTTTAGATTATAATCTTTAAAAATTTCACTGTGATATTCCATAATTGTCAACAAATTGTTTTCATTTTTTAATTTTTGTGAATAAAACAATTTTGAATGATAAAAAATCAAATCATTTGGTCCGTAACTGTCTTCATATATGTCAGATCTATTTAACAACCACCTTACAACATTTTTTGCATTAAGTGGATTTCCTCTAATGACTTCAGGGTAAATGACTATACAATTATTTATATCACTTAATATCTCTTGTGTTATAATTGGTGTATTGTAACTTTCATTTAATAAAAAGAATGGTTCTGTTTGACCTGGAAATGGCTCTGGAAATATATATGCTTTTTGTCCTAAACTATTTAATAAGTCACATAATTTGTGTAAAACTACCACTCCGCCTATACCAAAACTAAAAGGGTATGTATAAATAATAAAAGGTTTCATATTATAGTGATGTCATGTTATATAACTTAATTTGATCAAAAAACCATGATATATTTTTTGAATATTTTTCTTCTCCAATCCAATGGTTTATGTCAGTTGTATTTGGTAATTCAACTATTCTTTTTTTATCTAAACAACTTGCAATACTAGTTGGACTAGACAAATTTCCTACAAATAATGCTGATGAATTTATAACAGTAAACCATTCATCTATATTATTTATTTTATAAAATTCACATTTATTTTTATATGGAAATGCATTGTAATCATCATCTGAAGTAGATATAAAAATTAAATCATCTTTATATGACTCCATAATCTCATTGTATGGAAAATTAGGATTAAATCTTACTGGATTGTTTCTTCTGTTTATTATTACTTTGTTTTTAAATTTGGGATCTGTTTTATTAAAAAATAACCATTTATATTCTTTTATTTTAAAATTATAATCTCTCTGAAATATATCAGTCCAACAACATTTATATAAATTATTTGATCGTATATAATCTCCTAGATCAATATAACCTTCATTTAATAATTTTTCATCATACACATGAATAACGTTTTTCTGAAGTTCATATTTTGATAAAATTTCAAATGATTTTATATATGGTTGTGATAGTAATATATCTTTTATTTCATCATATGCGATATTGATACCATGTTCCCATCCAATATCATACATATACAAATTTGCAACAACATTGTCTCTTTCACATATATTTTTTACTGCAAAAAGTGCATGAATGAAATCTCCTAATTTTCCACCCATTATAAAATTTATATGTCTGTTATTGTTATATTTTTTGGTGTCATGCCAGTATGCATGTCCTCCTCTTTCTGATTCCATTACATCATAATGATACAATTTCATAGAGTATTTTGGCCACTCCATGTTTGTTTTTGGAAAATTAATGAAAATTTTATCCATTAGTTCTCTACTAGTAACTATTGCATCTGTTCTTTTACTGCCATTATCAACTAAATATGATAATGGATCTTTAATATAATTACTAACTCTTGTATCAAAATTTGATATATATGGAATAGTAATATAAATTTCTGATCTTATAACGTTATAGAATAAATTTTCCGGTTCAATAGGTGGTATAGTCTTATCATATTCAATTGAAAACAATTCAAGTAAGTCTTGAATATGTCCAAAATAAACATGATCAATTGGATGAAATGGAAAATCTTTACAAATTCCATGTATTCCAATTTTAAAATTAGGTCCATTTTTATTTAAATATTTTAGTTCAGCCTTATTATTATTGAAATAAAAATTATAAATGTCAATCATACTATCATATGATATGAACTGATCTGTTCTAAGTTTTATTGTAAAATCCGTAGTTACATGTTTAATACCATTAAGTGTAGATTTTATTTGTCTATTTCTGTTTCCTACACCTGGATATTCAACGTCTTCATTTCGTATGATAATTGTATTTTTATTAAAGGTATAATTTGCACATGTATTCCAACATGATATAATAATATTATTTACAAACGGAAGTTTAAAATATTCATCTACAATTTGTGGTGTATAATCATGTAATGGCCCTTGTAAAACCAAATCTATTTTTGTATAATTCATAATTAACAGATATATTTATCAGACGGATCTGAAGGAGATCTGATTACTAATATTTCAGTATCTTCTAAAAAATTACTTTCAGAAATTTCATTTGGTAGAAATACAAATATGTCTCCTTTATTCATTTGTTTACCGCAAATATTAACTTTTCCACTTAAAATTAAATTATATTCAGTACTTTTTGCATGATAATGTTTCACCCCGATGAATCCTTTTGGATGAAACTGAACTGCTACTTCAAAATTTTCATTTTTAAATAATGATGGTTCAAAATTGCCTAAAATCCATCCATTTTTAAAATTGTCAATGTTATTAAAAATCATATTTTTTGTAATCTATTTTGATGTCTACCACCATCAAATGTATTATTAAGTATAGATGTTAAAATATTATTTAAATCATCATCAGTCTTTATATATTTTGATGAAATTGAAAAAAAGTTTGCGCAATTATGTCTGACTGCATATTCAGCAAAATATGAATCAACAATTAATGCGGATCTTATTCCTTCTATTTTGTTGGCACATATATTAATTCCTTGTCCACTTCTACAAAAACCAAATCCAAAATCTGTTTTTTTCTCTATTATTGATTTACAACTAAGTTTTACATAATCTGAGTAATCACAATCATTTTCATTAAACGTACCAAAATCAATATAATTGATATTACTTTGATCAAGAAGTTTCTTAAATTTTTCTTTTATTTCAAATCCTGAATGATCTGAACATATTGATGCTGTCTTTTTATTTTCTCTCCATGATTTGAGTGAATTATTAATAAAAAAATTGTACTCATCTGGAGTACCAAATACATGCATTTTTTCTACTTCTGATGTGTATATCTTAAGTCCATCTTGAATTAATAAATTATACAGTGGACAGATATAGTATTCATTATTTGTTTTAACGTTTTCTTCAATCATCCGTTTTGCATATTTAACAAACAATTTTCCTGATTTAAAATGATAAAGTCCTACGGATGCATTATTGCTTATTACACTTTTTTCTTTTGTTTTAATTACAAATCCTTCATCATTCAACTGTGAATAACTGTAATTTGGTGAGTTTGATTTAAATGTTAATATACACCCGTCTAAATTTGTATTTATTTGGTTTGGATCAAGTTTTTTCTCAAAATAAATATCAGAACAGTGAATTAATAAAGGTAAATCATTGTTTATTAACTCTTCTGCTAACAAACATGAACAAACAGAACCGTCTGTAACTTTATCCGTTACTACTATTTGTACATCACTTCCAAATTTACTTTTTAAAAAACTATCAATGCAAAATTCATCTACATGTTCTTTTCTCACTACAAATATAAGATTGCAATCAGTATAATCAATACAACTCATTGTCCATTCAATTATTGTTTTCTTATCCAATAGTATTAATGGCTTTGGTGCTATATAAGTTTCTTTTGGAAATCTAGAACCTTTACCCGCAATAGGAACCAACAAATTAAATTTTTTCATACTTTTCTCTCCAATAACGTTTTATACGTATCATCATGCGCCATCTGTAAACTATTTTTAATTTGTATATTTCTTAACATGTTAACTATAAAATGTGAAATATAAATGTCACCCGCGCCTAATACATTTACATTGTCAATTTCTTCTGTATTTATTACTATTTTATTATTTTTATTTGATGAAATACTTCCCGTTTTATGATGTAAAATAACCCAACCTTTTGTTAAATTACAAAGAGAGTCAAAATCAGTAAACATGTCTTCATCTGATATAAACAAATAATCCACATATTTCAATAATTCCACATCTATTTGTTTTCCTACACTTATATCATATGATATGATACCACTATTAATGTTTTTTATAAAAGATGTATCTGGTAAATTATTTACATATAAAATATGATTCCATTTTGATTCTTTTATACATGGCAATTTACTTTTTAAGTTTAATTGTGGCTTTGATACTCTAATAGACGTTTCTTTATCAACATAAATTAATGACTGACCAATAGAAGTTGGTTGTAAATTTATTTTTAATGATGGATTAATTTGAACAAGAGTACTCCAAACATTTGCAATTGATCCAATTGAATCTTTTCTGTCAAAATCTTCAAAAATTATATCTCGCGTGAGATGTCCATATAAGCTTATATCATACATAATTAAAACTTTTCCTTTTTATCTAATTCATATATTTTTGATATTAATTCTTCATAATTCAATATAGGAATTAAACAATATTTTTCACAATATTCAAATAAATATAATATTGCATTATTTCCACCTAAAACATTCAATTCAATTGAATTTGATTTTACCATTAAAGGAGAATCACATGTACAAAAAGAATATCCAACTTCCTTCATTATACCAATGTCAAACAAATCATCACCAAAATAACACATATCTTTTCTATCAACATTGTATCTATCCTCAATAATTTTCAATAAAGATTCTTTTGGTGATGATCTACTTAAATAAAAATCAATATTTCTATCTTTTGCAATTTGTTTGTTTATATTTTCATCTCCTGATAAAAATATCACGTTAATTCCCATAGATTTAAATCTTTTTATACTAGTCCAATCTTTGTCACAAAAAGTTTTTAAAACTACAGATCCGTTTTGATCATAATACTTTTTACCATCTGTCATTATTCCATCAACATCTAATACAACTAATTTAATCATAATTTGAAATATAATCACTGCATACACCTATACATGTATCAATATTACCTTTATATCCTATTTCAGGCATTACACAAATACTATTTTGATATAAATATTTATTTGGATAAGTCCATATATAACCTTTACTAGTTAAAACCCAATCTTCAGTAGTATGCCAAAATACATTAAAATCATAGTTTTTATCCCTAAGCAATTTATCAAATGCTTCACCATTTTTAGCGTGTAGCCAAAATTGAGAATCAAATAAAAAATTATATTTTATTTCATATGTAGGATTATCATGACCTAAATACCATTTATTATTAATAAACCAAATATCAATTTCAACATTATAACCTGATTCAATAGCTTTATTTATATAATCAGGAGAGTTCTCTTTATTTGGTTGTGGACCATTAAGATTACCTCTATGAGAGATTAAAAATCTATTTTGTGACATTTTTATTATCCTATGATCTTAAACACTGGACATGGAACTATTAATTTTCCTCCTTTTTTAATGAATTCACTTTCTCGCATCTCAAATTCATCAATAAAATGCCAGGGAAGGATTAATAAATAATCTGGATTTTTTGTTCTCATTTCTTCCTCTGAAATAATTGGTATATTAGTACCAACTGTTTTTAATCCAAATTTATATGGACTTCTCTCTGCTATTGCATCAATTAAAGTATGATCTAATCCAAAATATTGCAATAAAGTATTTCCCTTTGTAGATGCACCATAACCATAAATCTTCTTACCTTTATTTTTTTCTTCTCTGATAAAAGATACTGTTTTTTCTTTTAGTTGATTTAGTTTATTTCCAAAATCAGACCAAATATCTTCACTACTAATATCATATTTTTCTTTTTCAATGGAAAGAATAGATTCAATCCTAAAATTACATACATCTCTTAGTGGCGCAGAACCAAAAGTGGATTTATTTGCAGTATTTTTTTGAAAATAAATTCTGAAACTGCCTCCATTTGTATCATTTAATTCACAATCAACTGCATTAAATCCATTGTTATTAAATAATTTCTTAATTGATGTTAATGAATAATAATACATATGTTCATGACATATATTATCAAATGCTAGTTGATTAATCATCAAAGGAGTATATGACATCTGTAATACTAAAAGTCCATCATCGTCTAAAATTTTATATAAATCTTTTATTACAGGAATTGGATTTTCTATGTCATAAAACATAGCAATAATCGTAATTACTTTACATTTTTTATCACCATATCCAGTTCTTTTATAAGTTTCTTCGGAAAAATAATCTTGTATAACAGTAGCTACTTTTGAAGATTCTTGATAATATGAATTATCAGCTGGATCAATTCCTAATTTAATAAATTCATTTGGTACATTTTTTAACAATGTACCATCATTACAAGCAATATCTAACCAAATATCATCTTTCTTAAATTTGGTTCTTGAACATATTTGATTTACAATATCACGTAATTGATTTGTCATAGAAGTATTGATTCCAGACCTATACCAATATTTTCCATACATACTATCTAATGGAGCAGACGTTTTTAATTTTGGTGCATTAATTTCACTGTCTAAATATAGATCTAATGAGTATTTTTGTTTGTTTTCACATAAATCTGATTCATTTAAAAAATCAGACACATAATGTTCTCCTAATTCCAATAATTTTTTCATACTTTAAATCCTTTATTTTCTTCTTCCGTAAACATTTTATTGTATTTGATATTAGTCTCTACTTGTTTTTCAATTGTTTTATTATGGAGTAACGCAAATTCATATTCATATGGTAGATGAACATGTGTTTTTGATCCTTCAATTTTTTCATGTAATCTACGTTTCCATTCAATATAAGGTAGATTTTTAAATAATCTGCCTTGTGGATCTGGCCAATTAACAATCAGTCTATCTTCATATTGAGTTAATTTCCATCCCCATTGTTGAGCGTTTATATGATTGACTCCTTTGAAATCATTTATACGTGGAATCCAAAATAAATCAACTTCTTTATTAAGATCAAGCAATTCTTTTAATGATTCTAACAATGTTTCAGATGGCAGTTCATCATCATCAATTTGAAAAATATATTCACCTTGACACAGATTCTTACCATAATTCTTATGTTCACTGTAATTTCTATCTAGTTTATGTTTATAAACTTTAAAGAAACTTTTATCCGATGTGTTATTTAACACTTGTAACGTTGATGGATCATCACTGTAATCATCTAAAATAATACATTCATTATTTTGACCATATTTGTATAGTCTTTCTAACAGGAATTGAAGTTCAAATCCTGTATTTTTTGTTGTTACTAAATAACTTATAAACGGTCTCATATATCAAGAAACTTTATTTAGTTTTGGTAATTCAATTTTATTTAGTTTTGGAAGAACAATCTTTGTTTCAACAGAAAATTCCGGAACATATTTATTTAAAATTTCATGTAATCTGACATCCATTGCTTGAAGACTAAACTTTTGTTCATTTTCAATTCTCAATTTTTCATAGTCTTCTAAAATATTTTTTGATAGACTATTATATAACATCTTTAATTTATCTGATGCTAAACTCTGGGATACATAAAACCAACAAGATTCTTTGATTAACCAATCATTTACTGATCCTGGTTCAATTAGTTTAACTGTTCCTTCAAAAAACTCTGCATACTTAGGATTCAAGAAATCTAAATGTCCACTCCAATTTGAAACAACGGTTGGTTTTCCACTCAAAGTTGATAACAAAATTGGATGTCCAAATCCTTCACCATGTGTAAAATTAATGTGTACTTTTACTTTTTCATGATTAAACAATGAATTCATCTCAATTGGAGATAGTTCACCGTGAATTAAATATATATTTGGAACATTATCACCAACCAAAGATTGAATTTTCTTAATTTTCTTTAAAGTATCATCTCTGTCAATTTTTGAGAAATTTACACCATTAGTTTTTACAATCAAACACGGTCTATTTTCAGTCTTAGCATTCTTAAATGTTTCAGAGAATACCTTAATTAGATTAGCAATGTCTTTTCTGTCTGTAAATAAACCACCATGAGTCCATTGACCAACAAATAAAAATGCAAATTTTTCTGGAATTGTTGACATTACATCTTCAACACTTTGAACCTTTTCATCTGTTTTCTTATAAATTGAAGTATCTGCACCCCAAAAACACACTTCAATTGGTTTTTCACTTTTTAATGGTTCTTTTCTGCCATCTTCATATTGTTTTTGATATAGAGCAGATTCAAATACTTTCTTAACATGATTGCTTGTAACAATGTTCATATTCATCTTATTTAAACCTTCAATAAATTGACCAGATGCTGCAGTAGTTTCAATACCAGCAGTAATACCAATATTATATTTACCTACTGTTTGAAATTCATTTGGAATGCTAATTTGTACAAACAGATCAGGTTGTTTTTGCAAAGGAGCATTTAAAAAATGACTGAATAGTTTTTTGTCTTCTTCAGTATTAAGATCATTATCAGATACTTTTGATGGACATCCACCCCATCTAGTAGGAGCAATCTTTACATCATACTTATCATATCTAATAATACTTCTTGCAAGATCTGTTGCCAAATCACCATATCCAGAACGGGAAAATACAGGGCCTTGAATTACACATAATGGTTTACTCATAAATTTATCCTAGTTTTTGTTCTCTTTCTTTAATTGTGTCAATATATTTTTTTTGTGGTTGTACTACACTGTTATTGTTAATTTCATACAATTCAGCAATATTTTTAACTTGTTGTTTGGTATCAGTACTGCCAAAACCACCGTCACCTCTAGTAGTAGAATCTAGTTCATCTACCAAAACAAATTCTACATTTTCTACTTTTGTTACTTTGAGTTGACATACTTTATCATCTTTATTATAGAGTTTGGTGGAGTTGACGTTACCTTCCAATAGATTATCAGTTCTAATTCTATAATCTTCTGGTTGCCAGATATATTTGAAACGAAGTAATACTTCTCCACGATAATCTGCGTCAATCAATCCAATACAGTTGGCTAATACTAAATTATACTTACTAACACTACTGCGAGGAAATGCTAGAATGTCATAATCTAAATCAGTATAACCAAAGTTACTGAATTGACGATCTTTTTGAACGGCCAACTTAAGATTGGTCTTGTATTGAATGTAGTCAATGCGTTTGTATGCACCATTCTCATACTTTTCACCAACAATTTCTGGCTCACTTGTAACAACTACATCAAAACCAGTAGCTCTATCTGTACCCTTCTTAGGAAGATTATCTACAGATTGATATGATTCATTCTTTAATACTTGAATTTTCATAATTTAATTATTGTAGTATCTATTTCTGATTTGATTTTGTCAATATTAATCTTAGGAACTTCTACACCAAATGTATTATGAGGTTGTGAATTGCCTACATAATCTGATGTTGTATGAATAGAAAAGCCGGGTTCTGGAATAAAGTTATTTATAGTATAATCCATTGCTTTAATAAATTGATTACACATGTTCTTTGCATTAATACCACCTTCATTCATTGCCCATCGTCTACCTTCCAATCCACATTTTTCACGTTGTTCCGGAGTCATTAAATACCAATACATGATTGCTTCAGCAGATTCTTCCCATGTACAAACATCATCAAAGATATATGGTGTTGGTACACTTCCTTGAATTGTTTTTACTGCTGGCCAAATTGGCTTAGCCCATACACCATGATTCTTATATTTACCTACACTGTTAGTACCAAATTCAAGTGTAAACTCAAATTGTTTACCGTTATCATCTACTTGACCAATTTGATCTTGTAAACCACCGGTTACAGTAGTAATTATTGGAGTACCACACATGATTGATTCAGCAATACTCAAACCAAATCCTTCATTTGAACTGATTAGAATTGTAACATCTGCAATATTATACATTGCACACATTTCTTCTGGACTAATCTTTTGTTCAACGAACACTACATCATAATTTGGACATAGTGAAGTGATTACTTCTGGTAAGTCTGTACCTGCGTCTTGTACTTTTTCTGTATGTAATACCAATACGCACTTAGCAGCTTGTTCCGGTGTTAGATTATCACAAAAAGATCTAAAAGCTAATACTACATTGCTTGTCTTTTTACGTTGGACGTTACGACTATTATAGAATAATACAAAGTCATAATGTTTATCACCAAATAGTTGTTTTTTCTTTTCTCTGATGATTTTATCAGCATCATTTAGCGGTATAAATACATCACTATTGATACCATGAGGAACTAAATGTAATAGATGTTTTTTATTTTTAAATGGCATAACTTTATTAAACTGGTTGATTTTCTACTTCATCTAAACTAAAACAATTTTCCGCACCCAATACATGTTTAGCAATATTATTAGATTGTTTGCTAATTGCAAATAAGGCATCACAACTTTGATAGAACGGTCTATTCCACATAGGATACGGCAAATCATCCCATATATGAAGGTAGGTTAGTGGAATCTTTGCACGAACTTGTTTTTCAATTGCGTATAACCATCCCCAGAATCTAGGATCAGTGAAGTGCATGATAACATCAGGCTTTTCAGATTGCATTATTGCAAATAACATTTGTTCATTTCCATATCCATCAGTAGGATACAATTTAACAGCCGCATCTGGTACTTTTGTTAAATCTCTTGTTGCTTGATTTAAATCCACAATTTTACCTGCTTCTGGGTGTTTAATTGCTCCTGCAATTTGAATCCAATCATAATGATGAACTGTACCCAAAACCAATTCTCTAGACATAGTTGCAATACCACTATGCATACGCAAATCATCTGATAATAATAATATTTTCTTTTTACTCATATATTGTTAAATTTTTGATCCAGTAATATTTAATTTAGTAATCTGTGCCTCTTCACTTAAAACAGGAATAATTAAGTTGTAAAGTTTATCTTTAAATTCTTTATCATTCAAATACAAATACATTGCTCTATTTACTAAATCTTGTAAATGAAACTTGGATTTAATATTTTGAATCTTAAATGATTCATATAAACCATTATCCACTTTTACTGTTGTAATACTACCTTTCATATATATGTATATACGTATATATGAAAATTAAAATGGATTTATTTTAATCTAACAATTTATCTGCTTTACCGTTACAATTAACTTTGTGGTGTTGGCAATACTTACAATTCTTTTTTGCTTTGCCTGGAATCTTTGGATATGAACCATTTGCATTATAACCACCGTCAACAGTAAAACATTCTGTGACAAATGTTGCAAAGTCACCTAAAGTTGCTGCAATAACTTGTTTATTATGCATTGGTTCAAAGATTTGAATACGACTTTGTGGAAAATCTACGCCTTCATATAGTTTTCTTTTTAAGATAAAGAATTCTACTTCTATCATGTTCAAATCTACAGTGAACTTCTTTGCATAAAATGCTTTATATAGTAAGATCTGACTGAACTTGGCTGGATCTTCCTTTTGGTACTTATTCCATCCGTTAGAGCTAGTTTTAAAGTCATAAATCTTATACTTGCCAGTTTCCTTGTCCTTGAGAATTAAGTCTACATAAGCAATAAAATCTACATTATTTTTGATTGCTAAATCCAACGGAACTTCAATGCCAATGAATTCATATTTCTGAGAGGGAAAGTATTTGAGACGATTCTTTGCACTTAGAAAAGTCTTTAAGATGTCTTCACCGTCAAATACAAATTCAGTATATTCATCATCTGTATATGTAAATTTAGAATCTGGCTTACTTTTCTCTTTTTGAATTTCTTCTTCAAACTTAACTTTGAATAATTCAAACAGATTAATACCATCAGCCTTTTCAACTGACTCTGTATACAATGATTGTAAGAAAGTTTGAAGTACATGATGTATAGCAGTACCAAAGAATATATTTAAACTTGCATCATACATTCGTTTACCTTCCAGATAGTTAAGTTTCCAACTGTATGGACACTTCATCCACATTGAATATTGGCTAAAACTTACTCTTTTCTTTTTTATTTCTTGTAATTCCATCTGAATAGAATAACTTATAAAATATAACATGTCAATTTATAACAACTATTTATTCAATATGAAAAAATTACTATTCTCAATTTTAATGGTATTGTCTGTTAACGCAAACACTTTATTTCTCTATGACTCTACTGAAAAAACAGAGTTATCAGAAGTAGTTTCTGGAAAATTAAGTGTATTATCTACCACTGTTGGAAACACTTACACATTAACAAATGGCCTCAGTGTTATAGCTGGTACAAATCAATCCACTTCCTACGTATTTCCGCATAAAATTGCTGTATATCAAAAAGATTCTACCAGTGTATATTTTAACCAAACACCAATTGAATACAATAACACATTTAAATTACCTGAAATAGTTAAGTTAAAAGACTCCGCATTTAATTTTACTGTAGATGGTGTACTATATTGCGTAAGCAAATGTCCTAGTCAAACTACTATAGGTACTCCACTTGGATTTATTACATTCACCAATGCTAAATTGTTCATAACATCTAGAGCTAAATACACTCACGTATATGTAGTAGAAGGTAATGTAACAGTTTCAGATACAAAATCAAAGAAAAAGAAACAATTAAAAGCTGATGATTACCTTGTTATAACTCCGCAAATAGTATTGTCACCAAGAGAAGGTACTATAAGCAACTTAGGCAACTCTTTCAGCATTAAAGACGTAGAAGATACAGAAAAAGAAATACACGTTAAAGAAACTCAAGTTTTAACTGATAAACTTAACAATGTTATTTTTGTAAACTATGATACAAATATATTTGGCATTAAATTAAATTGACAGTGTTTAAAAACTAGGTTATAATTGAATTATGAAATTAGAACAATTAAGCGCATTAACTGAAGATGAAACCGCAATGCTTTGGGGAATTGTGAATTTAGCAACTCCTCCTGTTATTAATGCTTATCAAATGGATGTGGAATTATTCACCGCTATTAAAGATGAGAAGCTAAAACAACGAGTGAATCAGTTTGACAAGTACGTTAAACCAGAGTATATTGAGCTCTACAACTCACTTAAGGCTAAGTTGGGTTATTAAAAATATGTATCAAAACATCTTTGTAGATAAGAAAGAAAACGTAGTCCATTTGTGGGATGATGAAAAGGGACACGTTAAATTTCCTTTCAGGAATTATGCGTTCAGAAAGAGTCCAAATGGAACTTACCGTTCAATTTACGGAGATAAATTAGAGAAGATTTACAATTTTAATCCCAGAGATCCATCATTGTTTGAAAGTGACGTACCAATTGAAACTCGTATTCTTATTGACGGTTATGAAGACAGTGATGAACCATCAAAAGGTCACCGTGTAGTAACAATTGACATTGAGGTCAGTACTGAAGGTGGATTTCCAATCATTGAAGAAGGTGATAAAGAAATCACAGCCATTGCTATTCATGATGCTGCTACAAACCAATATACAGTCTTTATCTTGGATAAAGACCATAAGATACAGGACAGTATTAATGATAATGTTGAGATTAAATCTTATGATAATGAAGAGTCATTGTTGATGCACTTCTTTACCAAGTGGGAAGAAATTCAACCTACTATTGTTACTGGTTGGAACATTGATAACTTTGATATGATTTACTTATATAACCGTGCAAAACGTGTTGTAGGTGAAACCAATGCAAAACGTTTGAGTCCTATTGGTATTTGTTATTTTAACAAGTTCTTGGAACGTATGACTATTGCTGGTGTATCTTGTTTGGATTATATGATTCTATACAAGAAGTTCAGTGGTAAAAATGAACCTAGTTATGCTCTAGGTGCTATTGGTAAGAAAGTTGTTAATATTGAAAAGATCAGTTACAAAGGTAGTTTGAATGATTTGTTTAAAGAAGATATTAGCAAATACATTGAATATAACTTAAATGACGTAAAGATTGTTGTTGCTCTTGATAAGAAACTTCAGTTTATTGATTTGGCTAGGGGTATTTGTCATACTGGTCATGTAGGTTATGAAAATTTCGGTATGAGTTCTAGGTTTTTGGAAGGTGCTATTCTTATTTATCTACGTAGAAAGAAACAAGTTGCTCCTAACAAGTCATTGGAAGGTAGAGCTGAATATGAAAACCAATTGGAACAAAATGAAGAAGGTTTTGAAGGTGCTTATGTTAAAGATCCTATTCCCGGTCGTTATGAATGGGTGTTTGATTTGGATCTTACATCAATGTATCCTAATATCATCATCAGTCTTAATATCAGTCCAGAGACTAAAGTAGGAAAAGTTGATAATTGGAATGTTGAAGAATATGTAAAGAACGGAACCAATAATTTATACATTTCAGGAAATCCATATACACCATCAGATTTTAAAGCAATGTTGACGGAAAGCAATTTGAGTGTTGCTAGTAATGGTGTTCTTTATAAGAAACCAGATCTAAATGGTGAAATGGGAACTGTTCCTAGTATTCTGGTGAAGTGGTTCAATGAACGTAAAAATTTAAGAAAGTTAGCTAAGAAACATGCAGATGCAAAAGAATGGGAGTTATATGAATTCTATGATAACAGACAAAAGATTCAAAAGATTTTGCTTAACAGCATTTACGGTTGTTTGGGTCTACCTGTATTCCGTTTTTATGATAAGGACAATGCCGCAGCGGTAACATTAACAGGTCAAGACATTATCAAGACAGCGGAAAAATCAATGAATCAATATTTCAAGAAAACATTGAATGAATCTGATAATAAAGATTATGTTATATATGTAGATACTGATTCATGTTTTGCTAGTGCTTTACCTATCATCAAGAAAACTATGCCTGATATAGATTTGAATGATGAAAAACAAATGACGGATGCTATTTTAAAAGTAACAGAAGAATCTCAAATATATGTAAACAAGATGTTTGATATTATGGCAGACCGTATGTTTAATGTTCAAAATCATCGTTTTGATGCAAAACAAGAAGTCATTGCAAAGACATCATTTTGGTTGGCTAAGAAACGTTATTGTCAATTCATTATTAATAAAGGTGGTGTAGTATGTGACGAATTGGAAGTAAAAGGTATTGACGTTGTACGAACATCATTTCCAGCTAAATTCAGGTCATTCATGCATGGTTTCTTAATTGACTTACTTAAAAAGGTAGATAAAGAGACTATTGATAAGAACATTCTAGACTTTAAAGACAGTATCAAAACATTGAATGTTATTGATATTGCTAAGAACACAAGCGTCAAGTTCAGTAGCCTAGATAAAACCAAAATATATGATAGTAATAAACGTCAAGCATTTAAGTTTGTAAGTGGTA